TAGACGCACTGCCGTTGCTACACTTAAATTACTTCGTATGCCGGGTAGCCAGTATATTGGTAACGGCATGGATGTCTTATCAGAAAAAACAGACGTGGGAGGATTCGGAGAACAAAAAGGTGCGGCTGAACAAGTTGACAGTAAGGAACGTGCTTTTGCGATACTCAACAGATTAGTAGACTATGAAGTAGAAAATACTCCCACGGGAGATCGTCTGGTGCAAACCGATGATCCTGCAGAAAATTCCTTAGAATTTAATAGGGACAACTCAGAGGAAGTTCTAACTCGTCTCCTAGATCAAGACTATACTGGACTTTCTCAAATGATAGGCGAATATGACGACGAACTAGACTTGAAAAAAGACTTAGGGACACAGTAAAACCGATGACAGTTCAAGATGACATGCAAAATTTAAGCACTGCTGAAAAAGCGTACAAGATGAAAGATCCGTACGCTGACTTCAAACAGCCGGAATTTCCTGAATATGTCCCTGTACCGGACCTGCAAAATCCTAGTGCGGATGATTTAAAGAAAAGGTTTCCTCAACTCTATCAAAAGCCAATAGCAAAAGAAGCAGAAAGTATGCCTCCTGCTTTCGAAGCTGTTGCTGAAGAAGAAACAATTTTAGGAATGCCTGTAGGTAAAAAGGCTAAAGCTGGCGACGTTACTATGGAGCCAATAGCAAACATAGAGTTTGATATTCTTGGTACAGCCTTCAAAGAAGGAGATAGAAAGCGAGTTGATTTTGATCTTCTTGGCGCAAAAATGGTTACAGATGTAGTCTACGAAGCAGGAAGAGATTACGATCCAAAACTTATAGATCCTGATGTAAAATTAGAGAACATAATAACATTCGATGAGAATGCTAAAGATAGGTTTATGTCCCACACCAGATTTTTTAACAGCAAAGGAGAGGCGTATACTCCTACAGGTAGTACTTTTGAGGATAGACTAGAATTTGCTAATGTTATAGGGGCAGTTAGGTACAAAAATAAGGATGGAAAGATACGTGATTTTCCGTGGAATCGTGCAGTATCCGCCAGCATAAAGCTACGTCCTGATGCAGATTTAGGCGTGGTCGATCCTACTCTAGGACGAACTAAAACAGTATCTGAATACAAAACTCCATCAGAGCTAGACCTCGCAATGGATGCGAATAATATGTTTTCTTACAACTTTTTAAACGACGAAACTGGTAAAAGGTTGTACTCTAGATACTTAAATAAAAGACTGATACAGGCGGGAGTGGATGACGAAAGAACTCGTGCTATATTAATAAACTCTAAAACTAGCGCATTTAGCATGGGGGATTTGGAAAATATAGCAGGTAACTTCAGTGACAATGCAGTTAGACCTGTATTTGAATTAGGTCTGCTAGGTTTTGGAGAGATAGCTGATTTAGTAACTACAGCGTGGAACACAGCCACGGAAGAATATAATTTGACTGTCCCATTCGTTGACGCAGGATTAATTAAAAAGCCAATATCTGTACAAGACTTAGGTTTACCTGTTACCGCTGAACAACGGGAAGAAATATTCCGCAAGGTATATGACGATTTTCCTAGACGCTTGATGAGATTTTACATTTCAAAAGGGGCAAATATAACTTTTGCTCAAGCACAACTTATGGCATCGACTTACACTGGTTTAATACCTAAAGGCGCACAGCTTTTTGCAGAAATTAGATCGGGAACTGGGGCGATTAACATGGCAAGGAAGTTTACTTCTAAGCAAGAAATGAAAAATTTTGAAAAGTGGGCAAAGGGTAAGTATGAAACTGACCCTAAAACCTACAATGAGGACACTACTTTTGATACGTTGCTTGCTAACTATACGGCAGAACGTGCGAGGATTTTACGCAGTGAAAAGAAAATACAGCGTAGAATAACCGACTACTATCAGGTTGAAGATGCAGAGTTGCCTAAAGAAATGAGAGTAACATACAACGAAACAGTGGAAGCTATAAAAAGAGGAGAAGATAGAAAACGTGATCTGTTGGCTAATTACAGAGCGAATGGCATAACACATTTAAATATGACTCCTACTCAAAAAACTAGACTAGACGCAATCAATGTTAACATAGACACCAATAAATATAGACTAGCGGGTATAGCCAGAAGAAGTGGTGTGGCTAAATTCATAATGGATTCTAAAGTCCAAGACATGTATATGATAGCTGGGGCCACGTCGTTCAGCCACTACATGCCTGAGTATTTTTCTCAGATGGATGAGAACATGGCTGAACTTGTGGGACTGTTGGTTGGTGCCACTTTTGCTGCGACAAAAGGAAGTGTAAAAAATTGGACTACGTTTGCGGCAGGATTTTCTGGTAATCAAAAGGCAAAACTTACGTACTTGATGAATAATCTATTCGAAGGGGGAACAGAAAGTTTCAATCAAGGTCTTATAGCCAGAACAGAAATGATTTCTAAGTTCGAAGATGAATTGATAGCTATGGGCGTAGACCCTGATTTAGTTGTTCAATCTATAACCGACATAACAGACCTAGCTGCTTTAAAGTATTTCGAAGAGTTAACAAAAGAATCTATAGCTATGAACAGCCTTATAGATGGAGATGCCGCTGAAATATTACAAAGCAACCTCAAACAAAAAGAAAGGTTGTTAGCAGACTTACGGTCTAGACTTATGAATGCTGAAAATTTAAGTCCTAAGAGTGAGTTCTTTCAACTTGTAAACAACGGTGTTGCGGGTTTCCAAAAACAAGCAGATGACTTGAATGAAATATTAAAAACGATAGAGGGATACGAGGTTCAATTCTTTACTTCTGTAGCTAGAGGAACCAGTGATGTAGCTGTAAAAATAAAACCTGATAGCAACGTAGCTAAAGCGTTTTCACAACTTATAAAAAGAAGACTATTTGATCCTAAAGCAAAACCGGGAGATATAGCCAAAATGGCTGTAGATCTAAGGGGCATGATAGCACGTGATGCAGAGATAGGAGCCACTAAAGTAGCTCAAAAAATAATTGGTGACGCTAGAAAAAAGGATGTGCCCACCCTAAGTAAATTGGAAACTGTAGAAGAAAAACAACAAGCGTTACTAGAACCTGCACAGGCTGCTTTGGCTGCTAGAGGCGTAAAGCCCGATCCTGTTACTAGAACAGATCCAGACACAGGAGAACAAGTAACGACACAAGCAGACCCTATGGAGTTAGATTCTCCGGGGCAACTTTTGGCGTACTTAGCTCTAACAAAAAAGTCAGTAGACGAAGAATTTGCCGCTGAACCTTTTAAAGTTCTTGAGACATCTAGCATGTCAAAAACTTTTGTGACACTAACAGAGGGAACTATATACGGAACTCCAGAAGTGGACGTTTCTGATATATTCAAAGGTCTACTAACACCTGATATAGCTGCTGGGGAATTGCCCGGACTGGGAAGACTTACGGGTAAAGCTCTTACAGGAGCGGATAGAAGTGGTTTTATAGGCACTGTTAACGAACTTACAGATCCGTATTTTGAATCTATCGCAGCAGCAAATCAAACAACTAAGTCAGAAGTATTAAGATCTATACAGAAACAGATAAGAGATGCAGAAAAGGATTTACCAATAGAAGAAAGAACCCAGTTTACTGCTGGTAATAAGCTGCAAGATTTACAGTTTGACGTTGCTCTGTATTTAACGAACACTCAAAATATGGCAATGATGACCATGAATCCATCTCAACTTTTGGAGTTAGAGAAAGCCTTAACTGCCGCTAAGTACAAAACAAAACTTCCGGGCGTGTCTCGCAAATTTGAACAGGCTCAAAAAAATATACTAGGGTCAGATGATACGCCATCCAAGTTTGACATGATGACTGTCAACGGGGTTCCTATAACTGAATTAGAAATTGAATTTAGAGGGCAACTTGTAAAAGTAAACGACTTACTAAGAATGGGTAAAGCCCGGTGGTCCGATTACAAAAACAGGTGGTGGGACACTAATCAAACTGGTAAAGAAATGCCTAGACTTATGGATTGGGCAAATCAAAAGAACGTGAGAGTTTCATCCGAAGATCCTTACGGTGTAGAGTTTAGCATACCCCCTAGACTTTGGATAGATATGGACAAAATATTAAATATGAAGGAAGAAGAACTCGTAACTTACTTTAGATCCTTCGAAGAAACTTTAGGTATGAGGTCCGTAACGGGAACTATGGATCGTCACGTATTTAAAGAAACAGATCCAGAACATAAAGCTTACAGGTCTATAATTGAAGCTCAACTAGGACTGTATGTGTTTAACAATTACGCAAATTTAGATCCGTCAAAATTTATGGAGGGAGTTCGGAGGTTAGAAAAAACTTTTGTAATGCAATCCGCTGATGGAACACAAAAACCCCTGTTTAATTTTGCCGATGTTATAGACACTCATCTAGACTTTAACAGTCTGGGACAAGCTATAACGGAAGATCAAGTTAGCAAAGCTACAGTCGCAATACAACAGGCAACTAGGAAGGCTTTAAAACCTGCAAAAGAAGAAGTGAGGGTTATACAGGAAACACAAAAGTACCTATCACAATTTGCAGCGGGAGCCGTCAGCCCTAAATCTTTAGGACTTTCATTGAAGAATTTAGGTCCAATAGGATACAGAACGATGGTTGACGGTGTTACTAAAGCCACTGGGCTTCCAAGAAATCAAGTCAGAGGCATTATTCGTCAGGTTTACATAAGAGATTTGACGATAGATTCAATGGAACAAAGTGGTAGACTAGCACTGACAGAAAAAGGAGTTGCCGTACCTCAAAACATTTACGATAGTAAAACAATGAGAGATTACTTAGGCTCTAACGATCCTGAAATGGCTGAGTTTATACAATCAGAAATACTGGATTTTGATTCTGCAAAAACAGGAATAAGTCATTACAAAAATGCACAAAGTATATCTGGATTTTTGTCTGGCATGGTTGATGATCCTCTAGCTAGTAAAGTAGTTATAAAAGGCATACCTAGAGCTATGTCTGTAGAAAGTTACATAAGTAGATTTTACGCTATAAATAGAAAAGTTGTAAGACCTACGTACGTGGGCACAGAAGCACTACTACAAAAATTTAGGTTTGGTAAATACTCATTCTTAAAAGCCATAGTTAGTGACGCTGAACTAGGCATACTTTTTATGGAGATGGTACGCACTGGACGACCACTAGATCCTAAAAGAAATGCTAGATTTGATACTCTGTTAATTCAATTTATGGGAGATCAAGATGCACTCTTAGGAGAGCAAGGGGAAAAAGTTAGATCAAGTTCAGGTCTTCCTATAGATGTTTATGCTCCTCAAGGATACTATGCAAATGATGAGGGAATTGTTTCTGCATTTGGAAAGAAGCGAGCTACTTTAGGCTTTCCTGAAATGAGACAAGCTAGAAAAGAACAAGAAGATTTGGATATTACAGTTTTCCCCGGAGCCACTTTAGCAGACAAATAAATCAAGGAGAAACAGATGAAAACCTATAACAACGGCCCACGCAAACGTATGATGTACGGTGGCATGGCAAAGAACAAGCCCATGATGAATGGCGGCATGGCAACCAAAAAGAAACCCCGCAAGAAAGCTTACGGGGGTGGCATGATGACGGCTACACAGCCGCAACAAAACATGATGCAAAATCAGATGATGCAGAAGCCAATGATGAAGATGGCGGGAGGCGGCAAAACTTTTCCTGATTTAAATAAAGATGGTAAGGTCACACAGGCCGACATCCTCAAGGGACGTGGTGTTATCGACTAGACGTATCTGCCTGACTTCTCCATGATTTCTTTCGACATAGAACTTAGGTAACGAACGAGGGACGCTACAGAGTGTGCGCCGTCATAATCAGGTAGCCCCTTGTTTATTACCTTCTCTAGTTCCTCTGGATTTATACAGTCGGACAGAAGTTCTACCTTACCGTTCTGAAGCAGGTTCGCTTCGAACTTAAATAGGAATGCTTTTTTTGACATCAGATAACTCACTTATCGGAAGGTTGTAGCAGTCAGCCTTAAACTCAAAGCTGTTCGCAGAGTCTACGTGACCCCGCTTGTATTTCGTTGCCTTCGCATAGAAATCTGATTTGGATATCTCACCCAATATCCACGCCTGTGACATGTTGATCAAGATACGGACAAACACATAGTTGTCGCAATCTTGTGTGGCCCCGTGTGCTGCCACTGAACAGTCATAGTGTGGATAGGGACGTGTGTTGCAGCGTTTCGTCTTCACATCGATACGCTCCCCGTCCCTAACTAAATCGTAGTCGTACGTGTTGGCCTCTGAAGCCCCCGTGAGATCTGCTACAATCACCTCACCAATCGCGCCTACAACATGACTCCTACTGCCTGTTATGCTGCCCTGTAGATTACCTACTTGGGCAGCTTTCTTTTTTGCGCGACTGATTATGTCAGGTGTTATCGTTACTTGTATCACTGGGTTCTTCCAAAGACTTTGCAAGAGTGCCTTTGAACATGGTTAGGGCAGCTTGAGACTGCGCCACTCTCATATTCAAAGTGCTTATGTTGTTTGTTACTTCACGTATCTGCAGCAACAGGTATTTTTGTGTGTTGTCCAAGTCGTCAACTTTGTATTCGATATCATTGACGGTGACAGTGCTACTCGTGTTCTCCATTGTTACTCCTTCCCAATGGCCCAAAGTATTCCGGTTTGCGTCTTGCAGTTTCGAATGTGCCCACAGTGAGTGCAATACCCGCTATGAGCAACACATGTAGTATAGCACTCACACCAAAAACCACAACAGATCCTACCGACATAGAAAATATGATGCACCACATCCACGCAAGTATCTGCGTGATGAAGTGCCGTGTGTTTAGGTCAGGTATATTACTCAATGGATTATACCTGTTGTCCATAACAGCGTTCCAAGCTTCGTACACAAGCCTCGACATATTATGCTGCACTCAAGTCTACAACTTCACACACACCCGCTGTACACGCTAATTCACGCGATCCAGTGGTGTTGTCTTCTCGTTCGAAGTCTGTGAGTCGTGACCAGTCCAAGTTTACATAGGTCATACGATCCCTCCATTCAAGGTAGTCGTCTGGTTCGATGTCTTGGTATGGTGCCTGTTGGTATGTGTGATCGGAGAACGGCAGGAAAGACACGCCAGATGCCACATCGAAGTTCTCGTACACCCACGCACCAACCTCCATCCACTCGTCTTCCTTGACGGTGACAGTGATGGACGGCTTGTGTTCACACCAGTGCAGTGCATACGTCTTCCACAACTCTAGTTGTTGTACGGCACTCATGTCTGTGCGGGTCACTGCTCCCTTCGGAGACTGCATAGGGAACGAGAATACGGTTACCGAATCGGGCTTCGTTACATCTCGTTCTGCAGGTACACCGGAATCTATGAGGAACTGTGTCAAGGGATCTTTAGAATCTCCACGCACGGTGCGTATGTAGTGCTGGCTGTGCCTAGCGTGTATACCGCTTGCTGCGTCCACTAGCTGAGACACAGTGCCCGACGGCTTGACACAGGTAATGGCACTGCTTTGTGGGATTCCTAGAGTCTGGGCATACTGTTTGTTCGTGTCTATTGCTGTGTCTCGCATTTTTTCTAGCCAGACTTTTGAGTCTACGTTCTTCGATAGAACGGAGTGATCCATAATACCAGTTAAGGATACGCCCAATAATCTTTCTTCTTCTGTGTTGTGTTTCCATACTTTCCTCAAATACTTGAAGTCAGTCAGGGTGGACTGTATTGTACCCAAGATGGTAGCTAGGCGAACCTTACGCTCTAGAGTCTTGAGTGTGTCGTGTTCTCGCACCACCACCTCTGACAAGTTACAGAACTGGTACGGGCGTAGGATGATCTCACTGCAGGGATTGGTGCCCCACATGTGACCCTGTTCACGGCGTCCGTTGCGGCCCACCTGTTTGTCTGCAGCCTCACGGTTGAAGATGCCACGCTCTCCCGACTTGCTGTCGTAAAGGGACAGCCACTCGCGCATGAACGTACCCATCTCTGGCTTGCTCTTGTACGCCACAGAGTTGTTAGCTAGGGCACGTTGCCCCTCGTGTTCCCACCACTGACCTGACTTGGCATGTGCCATTTGGTCGTCATTTAAATTAGACAGGCTAATCAGGGCAGAGCGGCGTACGCCACCAACAACCACCACTTCACCCACCTTACACATAAGGTCGTGGCATTCTATAGGGTAGAGCCTACGTCCCTTTGCTTTCTTGAATGTTTCGATTGTAAAGTTGAACAGGTCTACGAGGGGCTGTGGACCGGATGCACGTCCACCCATAACTTTCAAACGTGCGCCAGCAGGGCGTACACTGTCTATGTTATACTGTGGGACTTGCCCAGCGTAAAGAAGCGCAATCAACTCACGATAAGCCTTCGCCCATCCCGGCTTGCTGTCTGCTACATTTATCACTGTGTCTGACTTGCTGAAGTTGTCCGACACCACGGGCAGCTTGTCTACATTATCACGTTCTACTGAGAAGCCTACACCCGTGCCGCACATCAGGATGTACATGCACTCGTCAAATGAACGGGGACTATCTACAGGAATGTAACTACAGTTGTAGCCACAGATGTTGTCCCGTGAAAGAGCAGGACCAGCAGTCATCATAGCTCTCATAGACGGCATGATCTCAAGGTTGAGGATAGCCTCACGCAGATCTTCTACGTCACTGTCAGGAAGAACGTAGTTGAACTTGTCCTTCAAGTGATCCGACATAAACCCGATGTACCTGTCTACGGTTTCATCGAAGTTCTCACGCCGCCCCTCATCTTCTACCCAACGGGCATAGCGAGACTTGTGTATAAATTCTTGGTATGGTGTGGGTAGTAAGTTATTCATTGCCTATTCCTTCTTTGTTTTTTATGAGCTTGTCGAGGTAGAACTGCGCTTTTTTGAGATCTTCGACTCCGTTTTTGTATCTGTACCTCCAGAGGTATTTGATGATGTTCCCCTGCAAGTAGTATTCGTACCCATCTGCTGTCGCCGCCGCGATTGCGTCAAGGCATTCGATACCTGCTTGATTATAGTGTGGCGGGTTGTTGACGTTATCACGACTTTCCCCATTCATTTTTTGTTTCATGTACTCTTCGTGTCTCATTGTACTTTGCCAAAGTTTACTTTTATCACATTCGTGCCTTCTTCTCTGGTTACTTCCCTCTTACCTGTAACTTCTTCTAGGGCTTCTTTGACATGACTGTGAGCAAGTCTAGCAAGACCCGCTGCTGTCACCACATCGAAGTCTGACTCCATCAACTCCATAACTCCGTTGATAACCACCGTGCCAGCCTCGTAGAATTCTTCATCGTCTTCTGTGGTTGTATCGTAAGCCGACACTGAAAATGTTTCATCGTCCATTTTACGCAGGATGATGTACCATCTGTCAGGAAGTAAACTGGCCTTCTCTAGTTCGCTGTCATCTATCGTCATCTTTTAGCCACTCCTCTGGGACTGCACCTTCAGCCCATTCAAAACCGTGCTTATCAGCCCACATACCATACGTGGTCTTACTGCCTCTGTATATCTTATTCTTAGAATTAAGAAATACTATGCGTATATCGTGATCAGGATACTGCTCCTTTACAAGCTGCATCTTTACTCTGTCACCCTTGTCGAAGTAGCCCTTCGCTTCGATAAATATCTTTTGATCCGGCAAGTAAAAGTCCGGCGTGTACGTTCGTGGCTTGGGCACATAGGTCAAACGTGTTGACTCGTACTCGTACGGCACAGACTTTCTAGCCAATGACCTAGCCATATTTAATTCGAAGTTGGACCTAAATTCTGATCTCTTAGCGTTTCGTTTCACAGGTGCATTCCTATTGAACCCATTCTTTTTAGCACGTACCCTGCTACCTTTGGGGATTGTTTTTCTAGGGTAGAAAGCTCGTTTGTCAAGTGGATCAGCGGGACGCATACATTAGCTCCTGATTGTGACACTTTGGATATCTTGGATAGTTCAGATTCGATATGCAGTATGTCTCGTTTTTCTGTGTGGAAGGACAGGGTTCCTGCCTCACTGTAATTCTCACGCAGACAAATAGGTAAGCCTCGCTGGCTTTGTCTGATGTAGATTACTTTTCTGTCTCCACCCTCACCCCTAGCTGACTCCACATAGACGTGATATAGGTCAGGATTCATGTCCAATAGGTCAACTTCGTAGTCTCGTACGAATATGTATGGCATGTCATAGCTCTTTCTTCTTGAGTCGTGTGTACCATACTTGTGGTGGGAACTTTGCTTTCGAAGTAACCTTGCCGTGCATCTCAGCTTTGGGCCAACAGTGCGTCTTGTGACCACAGAAGCCACAGGGCTTGGGAAGTATCTTGTTGCCCGTGCGGATGACCTCACCCTTCTCCCTATACGTTTCGAATTCTTCGGGAAAAGGCTTGAAGGGCTTCGACTTTGGGTCTGTCAAAAACTTGACACGCTCTGCAGCATCAGCCATATACTTGACACGATCTTCATCCTGCCACTCTGGTGCCTCGACTACGGCAAGCTGCCCACTAGATTTATTAACAACTATCCAGCCACCAAACGGTAGATTCATAGCAGTGGCGTAGAGATACCCCTGCATCACATACCCGAATGGGTCATCTTCTTTTATAGAATCGTACCCACCGAACCCTGCGAACTTGTGCTTGAAAGCCCAGTCACTAGCAGACTTGATGTCCCAGACTCTTTCCACACCCGCTTCGTCACGTAGAACAACATCTAGGGTGCCCTTTATCTTGTGCCCCGCTATCTTTAGCTCTACTTCTTTTTGGAATTCAACAATGTCTATGCCAGCCTCGCGCATGATAAGCATGAGCATAGCTTCTGACATATCCCCAAACCAAAATCGTACGGGTGCATTGTAGGGCATGTCTTCTCTGTGTCCTGCTCTCTCCAATATTTGTTGGCAGAGTGGACGGCCCAAACCGGACATACGTATCCGGTACGACCTCTTCTCTTTGGATATTTGTTTGGTAGCGGATTCTTTACAGTCGTTTGTGTACTGTATCAAATTAGACAGGGAGACATCTACGTCCCCCTGCACAACTTTATTGAGATAGTCTTGGAGTTTAACCAGTAGCAGCATTACTAAACTCAGCGGCAAGATCTATGTCGTCACCGCTAGAGATTAGTTTCACAGCTTCACGATGTTGGCTCATAACATTTTCGTTGTGAGCCTTGATGGTATCAACAAAGTTTGACATCAAAGATTTATCATCTTCTGACAAAGACTTTACCACACCAGCATCAGAAGGAACAGGAACCCAATAGGTAACACTACCCTTCTTCTGTTTGCTTGTTGTCAACTTCATCTCAGTCAACACCATCAGCTTATTTTTCTTCCCAAGAGAACCTATAAAGTCAGCAACAGGCTTGAACCCTGACCTCTTGAAGTAAGCAATAACAGGCTCATTTACCAAGTCCACGGGTGTACCGTCTGCCTCGTGAAATGCACCGCTGATGTGGCCATACATCACCTGATTACAGACGACTGACCGACTCAACAAGTATCTTGGATCGTCTTTCGCTAGGGCATCTTCTTCATCCCTCGACAAACGACCACACTTGTCACCGCCTTCTGTGTCTGGAAAAGAACCTCCGAAAGAAGTCTTTTGCATAGACTTGCATGAGAAGCCACCCCTACCTTCATTAGCCTCTGCATCCCACAGACTATACTCAAAAGTACGCAGCAAAGTACGCAGGGTAACTTCGGATGCGTAGATAAACCTGCCACCAAGATACATCTTCCAGTCACCTCGTTTGAGGTTCATGCCATCATCTGTTTCTTGATCGTAGTTTATGCTGAGTCGTGGTAATCCCACCTTATCTGATGACGCGGTGCCTTGACCAGTGGCTTTCATAATTTCATCCAAGTTGTCTGACGACATGGCTGAAACCAAACTATCCAAATCCTTTTCGACTTCCATTACTTCTGTCCCTAACATATCCATCTCCTGTTAATAGGGTTGTAGAATGATCTTACAAATCAACTTCGTGCAAGTCAAGCCAATTATCGCCCATTTTTATCTCAATACCGACAGGCATATCATACACCACGTTGTAACGTCTGTGTGTTTCTTGTGGTAAACAGAGCATAGCTTCTTTCATCAG